AGCACATGGGAAGTTTGCGTGGGCTTATCTTCATCCGGGATGTTGGTGGGGGTCCAACAGGCATTTGCAGACACGACCACACCAGAAGGGGAGTGAATTGAGACAGTGACGGGACTCACAATCTCAACCATTGACCAGCCCTTAATGGAAACAGCAATACCATCCATCTGGCTAAGAACGCGATTGGAATAGTGGGTGGAACCTGGTGTGAGAGTCATCACACCAGTCAAAGGTATAATAAGGCCTTTAGCAGCCTCTGATGAAATAACAGCAGCGGTGACGTCGGAATTAGTCATAGATTTAAAATGAAGTGTCGAACATAAGGGGAAACGTAACGAACAAATCAAGGCTTATAGAGAAGAATCTTAGAAAGAAGTAAACCGGAGTCCACTTCAGACTGTAATTGGAGCAGGAGTCTTTTAGGTGGGTTTTTTGTAAAGAAGTAGTTGACAAAAGTATGGACGAGGCGAGAAGTCAAAGATAAATGAGGAACAAGTGAAGAATGTTTGAAACAAAAATTAATAACCCATGATTGTGCTTCTAGAGCTAAATCAGGGATCAAGCCGTAAAGACGATCAGCAATGTTGTAGGCAAATAAAGCCTCGAGAAAGTAAGAATCAAGAACGTCAGCTAGACGGTTTAATGAGTCAGCGTAAACAAGTTTCAATGCGAGAAGGACGGGGTTCCGGACGATGCCAGCAGGTGTGAGCCACCAGCCACAAAAGTCAGGCACTGGGGAGTGAAAGGTCTTGCCAACAAGTTCAAAGAAAGCGCTGAGATAAGTCCAACCCTGTTTTTCCGTGAGGAGATGAAAGAAAAGAGAATCGTCACCAGCAAAACAGCAAGAGGTTGAAGTGGGAATTTCATAACGAGTAGTCATGTAAGCTACATTCCAGAACGTGTTGAAGTCATAAGTGGAAAACTCTCCCGTAAAGCGCATAACAGCTGATGGACCAAATTGGGTGAACATGGTCACTTTAATCTCATAATAAAGTTCAGCCAATATACCATCAAGGTAATGTGTGAAGCCAGCCCACTCGAGAAGGATCATTTCGAAGGCTAGGGTCAACTCAGAGCAAGATTGATCATATGCAGTAAAGTCACAAGTAAAGGTGAGCCCAGGAGAAGCGTAAGATTTGGCC